GGCGAAGTCAAAGGATTTGGAACACAGTTTCCATCTACAGCCAATAAAGGTGATATGTTTATACGAGTAGATCAACTACCGAGTGCTTTATATAAATTTAATGGAAACCTCTGGATTGAAGTTGATAAAGATTTAACAGATAATCATGCCTATGATGAAGCCTATATTGACCATTTAATTTCTAAGATCGAATCAGGAGAGTACGATCCAGACTTATTAAGTAATGCCGAACAAGAAAGTATTGAACGTCGATTAAGCAACTCTGTCCGCGGAATATAAAATGTCAGAAACACTAACTCATTGTAGTTTCTGTGACAAACATAAAGATCAAATTTATAAATTAATTGTTAGTCACAAGGTGGCTATTTGTAATGAATGCGTAGATCTATGCGGAAATTTAATAGCCAACACTAAAAAAACAAATAAACCATCAGAATCAAAAAAATCAATCCCAGATCCTAAAGATATAAGAGATTACCTCGATCAGTATGTAATAGGTCAAGAAACAGCTAAAATTGTATTGTCAGTTGCTATTGCTAATCATTATAAGCGTATCAACAATCCAGATGCCGCCACAGAAATAGCCAAAGGCAACATTCTTATGATCGGACCTACTGGCACAGGCAAGACGTTAATGGCTCGTAGTGTAGCCAGGTACCTTGATGTACCGTTTGTTGTCGCCGATGCCACTACACTAACCGAAGCTGGATATGTTGGTGATGATGTTGAAAGTTTAATCACACGATTATACACAGCCGCCGACAATGATATTGAACGCTGTCAGCGTGGTATCATATTCTTAGACGAAGTTGATAAGATTTCCCGTAAGAGCGAAAGCTCTACAGTGACAAAGGATGTGTCTGGTGAGGGGGTACAACAGGCCCTGCTCAAATTAATCGAAGGCACCAAGTGCAAAATCACCCCACCCGGATCTCGTAAACAATCCGGAGAGACAATAGATATTGATACAACCAATATATTGTTTATTGCCGGTGGTGCTTTTGTTGGGCTAGATAGTATTATAAAAAATCGCATACAGGGTACTAGTATGGGATTTAATGCTAGTTTTAGCACAGTTGGGGATATTGACCTAGCAGAAGTTGTTCCAGACGATCTAGTACGATATGGGTTGATACCAGAGTTTGTAGGCCGCTTTAGTAGCTATGTTAGTCTACACGCACTAAGTAAACAACAATTAATCAGTATTTTAACAGATGTACAGCATAATTTTATTGGGCAATATAAATGGTTGTTTGATCAAGACGGAGTAGATCTCAATTTTGACTCAGAAAGCCTAGATCTTATAGCAGACCGTACATTAAAAACAAAAACAGGTGCCAGAGGCTTACATAGTGAACTAGAGCGCATACTATTACCACACATGTTTGATTTACCACGCTATCGTAAGAACGATATACTCAAGGTAATGATCAATAAAACCCAGGTAAATACTCCAATGACACTATTACAGGAAAATTTGTGAAGCACTATGGCAAGGTAGTCATTGTCGGTGATGGCAATGTAGAAAAAGCACTGCGTAAATTTAAGAAAAAAGTCCAAGAATCTGGTTTACTTGACGAACTACGGGCCCGCGAAACCTACGAAAAACCGACTACTGAGCGTAAGCGTAAGAAGGGTGCTGCAAGGTCACGCCTGCGTAAACAACTCAGAGACCAATCTCTTCCAAAAAAATTGTATTAATGTATCTTGAGTTTCAACTGCCAACAGATGGCGGATATGGCGCTACTCTGGGCGCATATAAAATAGCTATAGCCCGCTGGGCAAACAAACAAGGTATTAACTACGCAGATAAAAATATCAAATACAAATATCGGGTTACATTTGACCGAGACGAATACTACACCGTTTTTACTCTAACTTGGGATAGCCCATTTGAGTATAAAATAATTGACATTAAGTGGTAAAAGTGTTATAAATAATATTGTAGATGCCGATGGTCGGGTCTATTTTATTACTTGCTTATTTTTAAGGAGAAATTTTATGTCAAAGCACACCTATCTGACCTAGCGTCAACCCCTTACAATTTAAACATTCAACCACTAATAGTTGTTGACACAATTATCCATCTGTGTTATAATCTATTGTTGTGGTATTATCATTTACATTTAAAAGGAGTCGTAATGAATTTAAAACCCATTCGAGATCGCATTGTTATTCGCTTACTCGAGGCAGAAACTCAGACCAAATCTGGAATCTTTATTCCGGATGCTGCGGTAGAAAAACCTAACCAAGGTGAAGTGTTGGCCGCTGGTGGCGGCCGTATCACCGAAGATGGAATTGTAATTCCAATGGAAGTAAAAGTAGGAGATCTTGTATTGTTTAGCAAACATGCTGCAATAGCAACCAAGGTCAACGGCGAAGAATATCACATCCTCAAAGAAGATGATGTAATGGCAATTGTAGAATAAGGAAAATAACATGACAGCAAAACAAATTGTATTTGGCGACAATGGTCGTAATAAATTAGTAGAAGGCGTTAATATATTAGCAGATGCAGTTAAAGTTACTCTTGGACCTAAAGGTCGCAACGTAGTAATTGAACGAAGCTTTGGTAGTCCTCATGTAACTAAAGACGGTGTGACTGTAGCAAAAGAGATTGAACTTGAAGACAAACTCGCTAATATGGGCGCACAGATGGTTAAAGAAGTAGCTAGCCGTACAGCCGACAATGCCGGTGATGGTACAACTACAGCTACCGTACTTGCACAGTCAATTGTTAAAGAAGGTATGAAATATGTAGTCTCAGGCCATAACCCAATGGATCTGAAGCGCGGCATCGACCAAGCAGTTACTGCCGCGATTACAGAACTTACTAACATTAGCAAACCTTGTACAACTACTAAAGAGATCGCCCAAGTTGGTTCTATCTCTGCTAACTCAGACGCCAGCATTGGCAACATTATTGCTGAAGCTATGGAAAAAGTAGGTAAAGAAGGCGTTATCACTGTAGAAGATGGTAAAGGTCTCGAGAATGAACTTGATGTAGTTGAAGGTATGCAGTTTGATCGTGGTTACCTAAGCCCATACTTTATTAACAACCCAGACAAACAGGTATCAATTCTCGATAATCCGTTTGTTTTATTAGTTGATAAAAAGATTAGTAACATTCGCGATCTCATTCCAGTATTGGAAGCAGTGGCCAAGTCTAGTAAACCATTGTTAATTATTTCCGAGGATGTTGAAGGCGAAGCACTTGCAACTTTGGTAGTAAACAATATGCGTGGTATCATCAAGACTTGTGCTGTTAAGGCTCCGGGATTTGGTGATCGTCGTAAAGCTATGTTAGAAGATATTGCTATTCTAACTGGCGGTACTGTTATTGCTGAGGAAACTGGATTAACACTTGAAAAGGCCGGCATTGAGCAGTTAGGCATGGCCGGCCGTGTCGAAATTGGCAAAGAAAACACCATTATCATTGACGGTGCTGGCGACAAGACAGCAATTGAAAACCGTGTTAAATCAATCCGCACACAGGTCAAAGAAGCAACTAGCGACTACGACAAAGAAAAATTGCAAGAGCGTGTGGCCAAACTGGCTGGCGGTGTTGCTGTTATCCGTGTTGGCGCCGCCACTGAAACAGAAATGAAAGAGAAAAAGGATCGTATCGATGATGCACTCCACGCTACTCGTGCCGCTGTTGAAGATGGTATTGTTGCCGGTGGTGGTGTGGCCTTAATCCGTGTTAAACAGGCTATTGTTAACTTAAAAGGTCTTAACGCAGATCAACAAGCTGGTATTAGCATTGTGCTTCGTGCATTAGAAGAACCGGCTCGTTGTATTGCGTTTAACGCTGGTGATCCTGCAGATGTAATTATTAACGAAATTGCCAGCAAGACCGGCAACTATGGTTATAATGCCGCAACTGGTACCTATGGTGACATGGTAGAGCAAGGTGTTATTGATCCTACTAAAGTTACTAAAACTGCCTTGGTTAATGCCGCCAGTATTGCTGGTTTGATTTTGACTACAGATTGTTCTATTGCACAAATTCCGCAAAAAGAATCTGCAGGCCAACCGCAAATGGGCGGGATGGGCGGCATGATGTAATTTGACAAAATAGAAATATTTTGTTATAAATAATACTGTGGATGCCGATGGTCGGGTCCACAGTATGTCACTTCGTTTAATTTAAAGGAGAAAACAATGACAAGACTCACAACTCTGGACCTCAGTCCATTCTATCGCAACTCAATTGGTATCGACAAATTATTTGATCGTATGATTCATCAAATTGATACCGCGGCCGCCTCAACAACTAACTACCCACCTTACAATATTGTAAAAACTGGCGAAAACACCTACGAGATTCAAGTGGCTGTTGCTGGCTTTACACAAGGTGAAGTTACTGTAAATGTTAACGAAGGACAATTGGTTATTACCGGTGAAAAAGGTGAAACTGATCTTCCTGAAGGACATGTATATGAACATCAAGGCATCAGTGCCCGTCGTTTTATACGCACATTTACTCTAGCTGATTATGTTGAGGTAACTGATGCTACGAGCCGAGATGGTATTCTTAGCGTTAGTTTAGAGCGCCAGATTCCTGAAGCGATGAAGCCTAAAACTATTGCTATTACATACATGAAATAGTATAATATAGTAAATACAGTGGAGGGCATATTGCTCTCCACACAATAAAAGGATCTGAGATGTCACAAGCCGGAACAGTAACAAAGATACAAATTAACGAGGCTCTTAAAGAGCCACCAATGTTTAAGATCATTTATTTGAATGATAATCAAACTACGGTTGAATTTGTTATTGAAACTCTTATGAACTTCTTTGATTACACTCCGGATACCGCGGTAAAAATCACTCAAGATATTCACGAAGCCGGGTCTGCTATCGTAGCAATATTACCATACGAAGTTGCTGAACAGAAAGGCATTGAAGTTACAGTCCATGCCCGCTCAAATAATTATCCGTTGCAGGTTAAACTAGAACCCGAAACCGTTTAAAAATTTATAGTAATTCTTTTAGGGTAATACGCGGTCTGGCACCATTCTGTATCACCGCGTCCTTGAGGATTGCTAACATAGCGTACACCCATGTAATCTTGGTCTACTGGTTTATGATAATGTCCAAAGCACCAGGTTTTTATTTTACTTTCGGTGTCTTCTAATAGCACACGACCCATTTGTATGTTACCCAGGCTGTTAAATCTCCAGGTATCTATTAAATCTAAATCATGCGATGCTAACCACGGGCCTGGCACAGTATGACTAATTATTACAATGGCCTGCACTTCGTGGTGCGTTTGTAATTTTGTTACACTGTTCATTAGATATGCGGCATCACGGTAGGCCACACCAACAATATCTCTGGCCGCCGAGTCAGGCATTCCATATCGATCTCGAACAAATGCCAAACTTTGTTCAAAATCTAAATTTGGGTCAAAATCATAAGTCCACCAACCGTTTGTAGCTAGAAATCCCACCCCGTTGACTATGACCACATTGTCTTGCATATACACTACATTTTTAATATTTTTAATTTGTCGATTTAAATCATAGTAACTAGTACCTATTTTGTCCATTTGATATCTATGCTCATCGTTACCATCTATGTAGAAAACACCGCCTGGGTAGCATTGACCAAGATGAGTTAACGTATCTACCAAAAGGGTACGATCACGGCAAACATCACCGGCTACAACACAATACGGGCTGGTAGCCTGCCCAACCCAGTCAAACGAGTCCCAGGTTTCAATATGGAGATCACTGATAAGATCAAACGCAAAAGTCATTTTTTTTCTGTTGTGCTAATTTTTTAAAATGCTCAGACCTAATTTTTTTAAGTTCTTTTGCTTTTTCTAATCCGTAGATTTCTTCATAGGTTTTGCCTTTGTTAGCCTTGCCGGCAGATGACATTTTTTCTTTTGCTTCTTTAGTATGAGTTTTGCCATACATACCATTATTTTGCCCAGACATAGCATTGCTATGATTAATCTTTGATTCGGGATTATGTTTTTTTCCAGTCATTATCTTAGAATGATGTTCTCTCCATTTTTTTGATTTAGGACGGCCTTTCATTTTTTCACTAACTTTTTTGCGACTTATTAGACCCATTGCTCCACCATCGCCACTTTCAATTTTCAAATTAGCCCATTCCTTACTTTCAACAATATTCCAAAGATTACTATAATATTGACCCATGTCTTTAATTTTTGTTTTATCACTAGTTTGTAACAATATTTCAGTATTGAGCTCGTAACCATGCATTTTAAGATGCCTACACCAATATTTTCCAGAGCCGTTGTATCTAAACGGATCCTGGGATGTATAGCCTAAATATTTTAGTCCTGTTTTACGATGTGTCTTTTTGTACAAGGTGAGCAATTCCATAGATAACTATTTACAGGAGATACAAATGAACATAATATTTGGTAACGATCCGGGATTAGACAGTAAACACATAGTATTGGAGTTGGATACTATTCGCATTGGTGTCGAAGGTCCGGAACAAACAGCGTATTGTGTAGTTGAAAATATTCCACTACAAGAAATGTCCATAGTGGAAAGTCTTAAAGAATCACATCATAATCTAATGGTAGAATATCGTAGTCAAAATTGGCCAGCGTGTGAACGAATTATTGCCCAACTTACGGGCATGTGGGGCGGAGAACTTGATACTTTTTATGAAGAATTATCAAAGCGTATTAGTCTGCTAAAAACGCAAAATCTAGCTGAATCCTGGACTGGGATTATTGAAAAATAAGCCTCCGCTCTTGAGTTAAGAAATAAACATATATCTTTTAACCTGGATCCTATTAAATACTAGGTCGATACAATAATAACACAGAGTCGGCTTGGTATTATATTTTAATGACCCGACTGTCGGGTCATTTTTTTTAGATTGTTTTAATTTTGCAAGTTCTATTAAGCGAGTAATTTTTTCAAGATCTATCTTACTATCACTCCTGTGAAAAATGCTATCGGGGCAAACTTAGCTAAGTCCATGTTGGGCCAAACGGCTTGCTTATTTAAGTATTCTTTTGTTGATTAGTTAATTGTTGTTGATACAAATCTTTGACTATTTTTAAAACATTTTCTACTTGTTTTTTTGTATGAATTTCCCCTGGCGGTGGATTTTCTAAAAAATTGTTAATCTCTTTGAACGTCAGAAAATGTTCCCACCTATCAATAAACGGTTTAAAATTATTAGTTTCGCGTACTTGATTTATTGCCAACTGTAAATTATTCTTTAATTCTGTTATCACTTGATTAAAAAATTCTTCACTGAAAAAATGTTTCTTATTATAATCAGTAATAGCTTGTGCCTTTGCTAAGTTACTACTTTTTTCCTTTAATGACCAGTTAGAAATTGTTTTCATAAGATCTGCAATAGCAACCAATCGTTCTTGGGGGTCTTCTATATTATCATATTGTTCGTTCCAGATATCGTTAAAAGTTTTAAATCCGTAACTACGTAAATATTCCAAACTGCCATATGTGCCAGCTAATATAAATGGTTGCCCACATGCAATGGGTCTGAGTGATTTTTCAGTTAAATGTAACCGATCGTCGTCAAACAAGGTTTCTAATATAACTTCAATATCAGTAGATTCATAATCATCTATGTTAAAATCTGCGCTATAATGACTAGTTGCAGTAGTTGTCGGAAAATGATCTTCTAAAATACATAGCGGCCGCCAACTTGGATTATCAAATAAGTGCTGGCTATAATGAATACCTAGTTCTGGCTCAATGGGGTTAACTGAGGTTTTGCAATGAGTTTGAAGATTTAATCCAATTAATAGTTCTGCAAATTTTAATCGATATTCTCTGGTTCCACTCCAGGCTCGACTATAAATTAAAAATATGTTTTTTATTTGTTTTTTTTGTTTAATGTGCTGTGCAAAACGAAACCAGTCAAGCGCAATTAAGGCATGACTCCAATAATATATCGGAATAACTTGACTATTTTGATATTTAATCACGTCTTCAGATCTTTTTTCGCTATGTAACAAATATCCTTTACCGTATATGGTGTAAACAGAAGGTAGTCCCGAAAATAGGGTTATGCCCACTGACCGTAATAAGTCCGCGAACTTGCCAGTGCCGCTGCGGTGCTGATATAACTCATAGTTTAACGGTTCTTGATCGTAACACCATATAGAAGAACCTAACACTTTTGTCTGCCAAGTGGTTGGGCCACATAGTTCAGCAAGATCCTCAAGTTTTTTTGACCCATAGGGATAAAACCGATAAATTATTATATTATCAGTAATTTCTTTAGCAATACTTTCAATATAGTGGTATAGTCGATCTAATGGAATACTCATAGGTAGTTATTTACTCATAAACTTATTGAAAGAAACAAAAATGAAGTTATACCAATTTAAAAAATATCAATGAAAAATAAATCTGTTTTACTAATCGGTGGTGCCGGATATGTTGGGTCGGTGATTACTGATTCGTTGTTAGCAAGCGGCTGTCAAGTTACTTGTTTGGATTTATTACTTTACCAAAATAATTATTGTGTTGTTCCATATTTGTTGAACCCAAATTACAAATTTATTTACGGAGACATGTGTGACCCAGCGGCATTAAAATTAGCCTTAGAAGGAATTACAGATGTGGTGCTATTAGCTGGATTAGTAAGTGATTCTATTACTAAAAAATATCCAGCAGAGGCTGCGGCCATTAATAATATTGGTACAATACAATGCATTGATTATCTTAATAATCGTAACTTAGATCGGGTAATATTCATGTCTTCCTGCTCTAACTATGGATTACTAGAAAAAGATCAAATTGCCAACGAGGAGTTTACACTAAGTCCAACATCGACTTATGCCCAGTATAAAATTATAGTAGAACAATATTTGTTATCCTTAAAAGGCAAAGTAGATTATACTCCGACTATACTACGATTTGCTACAGCATTTGGATTGTCACCAAGGTTGCGGTTAGATTTAACTATTAATGAATTTGCCTATGCCGCAGAAAAAGGTGAAGAGATTGTAGTTTTTAATCCACACGCATGGAGGCCATATTGTCATGTTAACGACATTGCTAGACTTATTAAAATAGTAATTGACGCTCCGCAATATAAAGTGGCATTTGAAGTATTCAACGCCGGTGGCGATGTAAATAATTATACCAAGCAATCAATTATTGATGCTATCATTGATGAGGTTTCGACAACCAATGTCAGATATCAAGATCAAGTAACAGATCCACGAAATTATAGAATTGACTTTAGTAAAGTTAAAACAGTATTAGGATTTGAACCAAGATTTACGGTAAAAGAAGGAATTCAAGAAATTATTAATGCTATGCGCAACCATGTCTACGATAATATAGATCCAAAATCCAATCTATATAGCAACTACGAAATAAAATATGATATCAAGTAACAATGAGTGGGACCCCCTGGAAAAAATTATAGTAGGGTCGGCTACTAATGCTAATTGGCCCATGACTGATCCTGTATTTGCAGAAGAAGCCCGTACAAGTTTATGGACAAAAACTCCTGCACCCAGTGGCCCAGTTCCGCAGTTTATAATTGATGAGGCCAACAGAGAATTAGATATTTTATCTGAAATCATAGTCCGTTATGGTGCTACAGTATATCGTCCACGCCCAATGGACTTTGTTGAACGCAAAGGAATGTATAATTATTGCCCTAGGGACCGATTATTGATTGCCGGTGATACTGTATTAGATTGTAACATGATGTATCCTTGCCGTAATCAAGAAATTGAAAATTATTATAGATTAATTGCAGATGCTCGCAACATATTCACTATGCCTAGAGATCAAGGAATGGTCCTTGATGCCGCTAATATTTGTCGTTTAGGTGATACTTGGTTATTCTTAGAAAGTGCCAGCGGAAACAGAGCCGCGTATGATTGGCTCTGTCGTAAGTTTCGTGACATTACAATTGAACTTGTTAATTTTTATTCAGGTGTACATATTGATTCTACTATTACTCCTTTGCGCGAAGGATTAGTGTTATTAAATGCTAACCGTGTTAGCGAGCAAAATTGTCCAAAGGCATTCAAGGACTGGGAAAAGATTTATGTCACAGAAGATCAAATTGTAGCCCAGGATTTTTACCAATATCCCTATGCTAGTAAGTGGATAGCCATGAATATGTTGGTGTTGGATCCTGAAACAGTTATTATAGATGCCGCGCAAACTCAGCTAATTAATGTATTAAAGTCTAAAGGTATTGCCAGTATTCCTCTTACACTAAGCCACAGTCGTACATTAGGTGGTGGATTTCATTGTGTAACCTTAGACACACGGAGAAAACATGTCTGATTCAGGAATAACAGTTGACCCAGGGCTAGTTAAACGATTAGTCGAACAAGCCATAGAAGATAATATTTTAAGTGCTGTACAAAACATTAGTTCTGACCCGGCATGGCTGGCCAGAATTGAGCACATGATCAATCAAACTGTAGTACAAGAAACTATGATTAGATTGGGGTCAATGGATCTTAATCCTTTAATCAAACAACGGATCGATGAGAACATGGCATTGTTTCAACAAACGTTATTAACCAACTTTACTAGCGCCGGTATATTAGATCTGGCAACAAATTGTCAGCTGACTATTATGGATGACACTACGGTAATTGACAATTGTTTAACTGCTCGTAATATGGATGTTGCAGAATCAATAACTGTACAAAATTTAATAGTCAAGGGAGCAATTAACACAGATAATCAATCTTGGGTAAACTTAGCCGACGACATTAGCCGAAAAACCTTAGAAAAATTAACCGAAGAGTGGAATACTCGATTGGTTGAAGAAGTAACACAACAAATAAAAGACAATGGTATTTCGTTTGATCAAATACAAGTGGGCGGAGAGGTATTGGTAAATGGTAATCGATTGTCCAATGCCATTACAGAATCAAACATACAAAGTCTTGGTACTTTACGTAATCTAACAGTCAATGGTGAGGCAACGATTAACAATACTGTCAGCGTGGTTAACAAACGTCTTGGCATTAATACAGAATTACCAGAAATGGCACTAAGCGTGTGGGACGAAGAAGTTTCTGTAGTTATAGGAAAAAATAAAGCCAAGCAAGCCTATATAGGAACCAACAGAGATCAGGGATTGGTTATTGGTGTAAATCGTTTGCCTCAGATCGAAATTGATGCTGCTGGATTGACTGCAATTAAAAAATTACAAGTAGGACTGTATAAAATTAGTCACGAGACTCAGGTACCAGGCTGGTCGGGTACACGAGGAGACATTGTGTTTAATTCTAATCCAGGTCTCGACCGTGTGTTTGCTTGGGTGTGCCTTGGAGCATTCAAGTGGCAAACATTAAAGAGTGCCGAATGAATATTAATTGGGTACTAGCTGATTCTATAGTACTTGATCCAACTATAGATATTACAAAACTTAAAAACATTGGTAGCCTCTGGGGCAGCTGGCGTACCTGGCGTAGTTGTCAAACCGACAACGTTATCTGTAATGATTCTGTTAAATCTGAAGAGTTAATTAAACGAGAATTTCAAAAAATTTGTAATTTCTACATACCAAATGCAGTGTATCAACAATTAAATCGTCCCAACAGTGTTAGATTGTATGAAGGAGCATTCACCCACGACGTTGACCATCAAGAAGATATTATAGCCATGCATTTGGCAGCTGGATCAAACGACATTGTGTTATTATTAGGATTTGACTTAGCACAGAAAACACCAAGTCCAGACAAACTAGTAGAACATCGTACTCGCAACTATCAAGGATTAATTCGTCAGGCTATAGCAGACAACAATCATGTGCAATGGGTATTAGTTGATCACCCAGAACCTGTTATGAAAGAGCTAGCCGACTTAGAAAATCTCAGCACAGATACCATGGAAAATGTATTAACCTTTTCAGATAGTTAATACAAGTCATAAAAATAAAACAAAGGAAATTAATGAGTTATCTATTTACAAGTGAATCAGTATCAGAAGGACACCCAGACAAAGTAGCAGACGCCATCAGTGATGCGGTATTAGATTTAGTAATGCGTGAAGAAAATTCAGCCTTGCGCTGTGCCTGCGAAACCTTGGTTACCACTAACCGTGTGGTCATAGCCGGGGAGTATAAAGGAGTATTAGATCCAGAAGAAGTTGATGCTACAATTCGTCGAGTTATTCGAGATATTGGCTACGAACAGTCGGGATTTGATTGGCGCACGGTTGAGATTACTAACTTGCTACACGGACAAAGTTCTGACATTGCTCTAGGCACAGATAACTTCGGCGCTGGCGACCAGGGCTTAATGTTTGGATATGCTTCTAACGAAACAGACAATTATATGCCCAGTGCAATTTATTGGAGCCATCGCATTGTAGAGGCATTAACTCAAATTCGTAAAAATAGCAAGGTACCTTGGTTAGGTCCAGATTCAAAGTCACAAGTTACATTTGAGTATGACGATAATAACAAGCCTGTGCGTATTGCCAAAGTAGTATGTTCCATACAGCATGCCGAAGCACAGTCTATTGAGTTTGTTCGTAATACAGTAGAAATTATTATTCGTGGCGTATTGCCAGAAAAATACATTGACGAAAATACTGAATTTTATATTAATCCAACAGGCCGTTTCGTTATTGGCGGCCCACAAGGCGATTGCGGCTTAACTGGTCGTAAGATCATTGTGGATACCTACGGTGGCGCAGCTCCTCATGGC